TTTTCTTTGAAATACTTCTCTATAAATGAAAAATGGAAATCTTCTTTCATTTATATTGTAATGTATTATTTTTTATATGTTAATTTTTATGGAGATTTAATCATGATGAATGCTAAAAAGACAAAACTGAGTATGAAGGGAAGGAGTAAGATAAACCATGAAAGCGACGAGTATCCGCTCTTGCACATGAGGTCCAGAATGAAAGTCCAAAACAGAATATAGATAGCATTCAGAAGAAACACAATGGTGTTATTTCCAACATAACAGCTATAATCTCCTAGACACAGCCGATTTGTGTCATTTAAATTGTATAAGCCCATGATAATCAGAAACACAAGCGAAATCACAAAGTATATGGTTGAAGGAGTACATAGTTTCCTTAAATCAAACGGAGGGATGTTAGCAACTGGAAGTTTCTTTAATTTAGCCATTACTATTACTATTCATATATATTTTATTTAGATTGAAAATAAGGAAAGGGTTTGACATTTGCTTGATTCCCATAAGCCACGGGAGGGGTCACCTCAAAGAAAGAAACCGCTTTTTGCATATAATAGCTAGGATAAGTAAAAAAACCTCCTCCTCTTCTTTTACTTTTACTATAATTATAACTTTTATAACTGTTACTCTTTTTATAACTTTTATTCCTTTTATAACTGTTACTCCTTTTTTGTTTTTGTTTTTGGGTCCTATGTTTTTTATGGAGAGTTCTCATACTATACTAAAAGATATTTACATGTGTCAAGAAATGCCTACGACAACACATATCTCGCATTCTTAATTCATCCAGCAACAGCCCTTCTACAGTTTTATCCAAACTTTTATCGTCCAAATACTGAATTTCCTGGGGTATTCCACCGGCTTGTTCTTTTCGTTTGACGACCTCTCTTAGAAAGTAATTGTATTTGTTCCCAATAACTTTTCCACAAGTGAAACATTTCACAGGAATCAACATAATGTATAGTTTAGTTACATATTATTTTCATATCAATTTTCATAAATGTTTTCTAGGTCTATCAGGATAGATTGGGTGTAGGGTACGATTTGATGAAGATAATAAGAACAGGAAGAACCCACCAATTTGTCTAGGTCAAAAAGCCCTACAAAAATACCGTTTCCATTCATCACTTCCGCAAACGTACTTGGTTCTGTAGTAGGTAAAGAATGGTAGGGATTTCCCTGTTTTTTTATATAATCAAGAACACCTTTGTTTTCTTCGTTCTGTACAAAAAGCAATGTATCTGTTACATCTTTGATAAAAAGGCTCATAATTTCAATGTACTTTTTGGTAAATACTTCGTAGAGGTCATCTTTTGGTTTTCCCAATTGAACCGCACATTGCTCTATATCTTCCATTGACAAAAGATGAATTACATGACACTTTCCTGTGCAAGTTAGAGTACATCTTGCTTTCATCCTGATATTTTTTAGAATATCGTTGTAAATGGTCAGATTCGCCTTGTCTAACCAGAAAAAATCACTACGATAGGATGCATGATAGATATCAAATACAACAGACTCTGCACGCTGTTCTGGATACGTATCCGTATACTCCACCCCATTCAATGAATAACACACAAACAATTCTTTGACTTTGTTTGGTGCGGGGTCACCTTGAATTAGATTGAGGTTTTGTTCGGCCAACAATACCTCAGGTACTTGGTCCGTCAAGTCCAACACTTGATTTCCTTTTCCATAAAAGACAGCCACTTTTTTGTAGTCTAATTTATTATTTTCCAATACACATAGGTGATATTTTTCTTTCTTTAAAGATTCCGTCAGGCTTACCACGTCAAAATGGTAAGAGTCAATGACCATGACCTTTTTACCCGATTGAATGGCCGTATAGGCAGAACAGGCCAATGAAAAAATCTGATACACCATATCACTTTTTAAATGTGAAAAATATACTTGTTTCATTTTATTAAAGTAAGTATAGGTTTTAAGTCCTTTCTCTCCTTCTATTCAAAGAGAAGGCCTGATAAGTATAGTAGATTCCTCTTCCCATGAGAACCGATAACATGATTCCTGCAACAATAATGCATGCAATAAGGTCCGCCATTTTACAAGATAACTTTTCTTTTGGGACTGGTCAATTTTATTTTATCGTTTAAATACTTGTTCCGGTTAGGGTTAGGGTTAGATTATTCGGATTCGGATTAATTTTTGTCTCTACCATACGAACTTGGATACACTTGTAGCAATGGTACAATACAAGTATACCTATCGGTCCAAAAATCATACATCCAAATAATAGAAACGTCATCAGGTCTATCCATTGCATTTCAAATTTTATCTACCACTTCCTCCAATATGATGGGCTCAATTTTAATTTCAAAACACCGGGTTCTGATACAAAGGTAACTTTCGTAAGATAATTTCATTAGCATATAACAGGCGGGTACAGACGTCAGTATCGCACAGGTCAACAAGTCTGGTAGAACCATTGTTTTTATAGTTTATCCTAATTAGGGATAGGTTCAATTTTTAGAGCAATGTGTATTTTAATCTATCTAAAATAAAAATCATAATTTTTTTTAGGTAAATCCATTTCTTCCTCTTCGTTGTATTTATATATATTGTTGTTTTCTTGTTGTTGTTCAACAAAATATTTGAAATCGTCATACCATGTATTATCTTTTATGGATGTAAATGTTTCAGATATAGAATCCACATTTTCAAATGTTTGCTCTTTAGGATTAATATTATTCCACTTAAAAGGTTTATTACACGAACATCTTATAAGAGCACAATCATTTGCGTGTTTTATATATCCGTCGTAACATAACATTTTATACTCGTTTCTTACCTTACAAATTAAATCAAAATATTCAGAACGACAACAACTACATCCTGATTCTTCTAACTTGTATGCAAGTGGAATGTAGAGTAAAGAATCCGTCATTTGTTTTATAATTATATGTAATGCTTGGTCGCGTGTTTTTGCATTAGATGTATTTAATAAACTTAACATATTATAATATTTTGAATTAAATTTTTAAGCTATTTAAACATCTAATTTTGAAATAAAGAATAGACTAGGAAATTTCGGCATTTAGAATAGAAACAGCTCTACACGTGAAACAGAATGTTAAACAGAATGTTTCACAAGAAATACATAGTCTCCATCCATCGTCTTTCGTCTCTCATACACAAGACCCAATGCATGAATATGCTGGTGACACGGTTCGCATATACTGGACAAATTTGCTACATGATGTACATTCGGCAAAGTAGAGTCTTTTTGATATTCTAAATGATGTATTTCCGTACCCTTCTTTTTCTTGCAGAATTCACAGATAGACCTTATTTTTTCCCGGTTGTATTTACTTTCCTTGTACAACAGAATAGAACCAGAATCTACTTGTCTATTTCTAATTTCATAAGCCCTCTTCAAAAAAGAGTCGGGTAGAGACAAGGACTTGCATACTTCTAGTCCATACGTGCTTTCACCTGGACCATCACATAAGGTTCTCCCGTAGATGAGCTTCTTGTGTTCATAATTGTACTGAACCGTTAAATGTTTCATTTTCAAACGGGGCATCTGATGTAATTCTTCAAACGACTGTAAACTATGAAAATGTGTAGCAAAGATAAAACTACTGTTTTTTTGATAAATGTCAACAAGACCGGAGACAAATATACTCAACGCAGAATCAATCTCTGTACCGGAGCAGAGTTCATCGCCTAGAATCAGTGAATTTTGATTCGCTTTCTGTAAGATGACTCTGAGTTCGCTCATTTCCACGGCAAACGTGGAGAGTCCTTTGAACAAATTGTCGTTTCCTATAATTCGTGTAAATAAATATTCATAGGGACAAAAGTCAAACGAATCACAAGGTACATACATACCTGCTTGAGCCATGACGATACAAATCCCGATAGATTTAATATAACTTGTTTTACCTACCGCATTTGTACCAAACAATAAAACTCCTTGACAATCTCCACCCAATTCCACGTCGTTGGCTACATACGATTCACGCATATCTAAATGTTCTATGAGTGCATGACGCATCTTGGTTGCCTTTATAAAGGATTTTGTCTCGTCATGTAAAACGGGTTTACAATACTTGTATTTACGAATGTTTTCACAGTGAGTATTCATGATATCTATTTTTTGGATACATTGAATGATAGATTCACAGGAGACATTCATGTAGGCGTGAAATTCCTTGTATACACGTTTTAAATGAGACAAAAAGATTTCGGACGTGGTTGTCATTGCATGGGTCAACTGGTTTATTTCAAGGGAAGAAACCCGATAGGTTTGTGAATTGTATTCCTGATATTCTAACAAGGAAGGATGAAAAACAAACGTTTCCTCTTGTTTGGTATAACTAGAATAAAAGGTCAATGTTTTCTCCTCGGGGAAATGTTTATGGACAACTCCCATTCTTCGTTTGGTAATATGGATATAGACGCCTGATTTTTCTGTATCGTGTAGTTTGAACGCTTCTTCACATTTCTTTTCGTAAAACAGATAAAAGGTGTTCAGATACTCGTGTATACTTTTAAACTTGGCTGCACTGTCTAACTTATTACGACAAGCCTCATCTAACCGCAAATCTATCCCAGGCTGAATTAAAAAGTCACAGTGTTCGTCCAACTCTTGAATTGTCTCCGCTTTTTTCACAAGTAAATAACTATTCATTTTATCGCGTAGGGTCGCGAGGTCCTTACACACGTTTGATGCGTCTAAATAAGTGAACCATGTAGCGTCGTCCCTTTGGGTATTCAAATAATCTTGCAACAAGGTACAAGTAGAATACAATAGAAAATATTCACGTGGACTTACCCTTTCCAAGATTCGTTTACGAATGATTTTCTCCAAATCGCATACTTGGTTCAGCAATTCATGTGTATCGTATTTTTTATGTAGACAGTGTTCAATCAAATCATAGGATTCTTGTAACTTCACTTTGTCTCGCGAAGGTTGAAGAAGCCTGGATTGAAATTCTCGTTTTCCAATTTTGGTTTTACATGAATTCAACAGAGTCAAAACACTTGAATAAGGACCCTTATACTCCGAATCTAGAATATTGAGTTGCTTGAGGGAATGATTCGCCAAGACAAGGGTTTGGTCCAACTGTTCCATGGTGGGGTCCGACAGCTTTTCGGTAAGTCCAGGATTGTGTTGAGACACATATTCCAATAAAAAACACAAGGATTGAAAAGCAATCATTTTCTCAAACAAAGTATCTATCACGAGTTCTTTGTTCAAATGGGGATAAAACTTCTGCAATATTTCTTTTTGATATCGCTGACTTTCGCAGCGGGTGATTTGCTGTCCATAGACCGGGTCCTCTTCATGAAGAACCGTTAATTTTTTTTGATTTTGTTTCAAATTCATATATTGTAAGATAGAATCAATATTCTCCTTTTCCACATTGTGAATGATGACCGTTTCTACAGGCTGATAGATGGAGAAAAATCGTTCCATATTATCATAGGTGGTCGGATTATGATAATAAAGTTCCTGATACTCAAACACATCTACTTTACCTGTGAAAATGTCCAGGGTGGAAATACCAAAGAGAATCAAGGAGGGTGTCTTGGACGTTTTGTAAATCCATACACAGGCAAAATGATTAGACATTTTTTTTTCCTCTTCTAAAAAGGAAGTACCTGGACTATAGACGCCGTGTAATTTACGCTCAATCACCCCTTTCTTTTCTTCTTGAATATACACAACGGCTGTATAGGATTCTTCTACAATTTTACTGAGGTATTTATCCAAGACATAATCACGAAATCCAGCCATATAATGTTCACCTTTACTGGCCACTTTCAAATCCCCAATCTTTGAAAAAGCCTGCATGGTTGGGTCATTCTCCTCTTTGGAATAGACCTCAAAAAAGCTACCCACTTGCATTAACAGAAATGTGTTCTCGCCATATTTGGACTTGTATTCTTTTAACAAGTCAAAATATTGTTTGACAAGAGACATATATAGGATATAGATGCTTTTATTTATATAAAAATAATATATACTATGAGCGATAGCTTTAACAGAACGTTGGTAATTATTATTTTTCTTGTTTCTTACGTGTATATGAATTTTGTCTCATTACAAATAAGAACCCAATCGTCGTGGAGCAATTTAACATGTAATCCCTTGACTTTATTCACGAATTCTTTATTTCAAACCAAAGATGCTTCCGCAAAAGATTTTGAAAGATGTATTACTAACATCAGTAGTGCAACCACCACGAATATATTCAAGGAACAGAAAGCAGAACAAGAAAATGCACTGGCCAAAATGTCTAGTATCAAAAAGGAATACGCTGATTTGATAACGAATGTGAAAAATTATGTTGTAGATGCTTCAAATCTTACACAGGAATATACCAAACAAATTACGGAACTAGAAAAATCACAAAAATCAGCAAATGAATTGAATAAGAATACACATAATAAAGTTAAATCATATAAAGACGAACTAAATTCAGCCTTCCAGGGTATAATTCATTTTTTCCAAAAAAATTAACTTGCACAAGTATAACATGTCTGCCGAAAAAATTAAATTAATTTATTTAAAAAACAAAGGAAACAAGGGAGCGGATACCTTTACACCTATGGTGGTGATTCTTATTGTTGCATCTATCTTTTCTCAATTGTATACAAATGTTCAGAGACAATTACTTCAGACGAACATAGATGAACGAAAATGCAATCCACGATTTATCTTTTTCTCGGGGTTTTTAAATCCATTTGAAAGAGACCCGATTACAACAACACATACTAATTTTCAAAAATGTGTTGCTAGAAATGTATACAAAGACCAAACCCTATTAAGAGATATCAATAAAAATAATTATTACATCAAGAAAAATAAAATGAATATAGAATCCACGATGGATAGTGGACGTTCCAGTGTTCGGGATATTAGAGAAAAATGGTCGAAAGCGTTGGCTTCAAAACAAGATGACCTGAATGAGATAAAGAGACAAAAAGATTTGTTGTTTGAAAATCAAGGTACCATGTACGATGACATTGCAACGACCTCTTCAAAACTATTCCATGTGTTGAAATCCATTCTTGTGTATATAGAAAACATTATCCAGATTCAAGTCAGTGACCACAAGAAAGAATTAAACATTGAAACACTACATAATAAAATCATCTCGTTGTATGAAGCAAACCATAGAAAATATATGTCTTCTTACGATGCTTTGAAAACATACAATTGGACTCGTGCAATTAACGATGCAAGGGACGCCATTCAAGTATACGAAGACATGACCGAAGAAATTGATGTCTATATGAAAAAGAATGCATACATTGTATCCTCTATTACAGAAAATTGTTACCAACTCAAATACAACATGGACAACGATTCGTGTAGTACCGTTTTTCCGAATCTAAACAAAGAAATGGTCGCTCATTATCCGCTCCTCAAAACAATCTTATAGTATACTATGTTTCTCTATCTTGTTGTGTTTCTTTTAGGATGTACCTTTTTTCTGAAAGAATCCTTTCGTTGTGAAAACCAGTCTACAATAGATGCGTTAAAACAATACAAGACCGACCCGTTTGAAACCAGCGTGTTTAAGCCTGAATGCTGTCCTGCCGTCTATTCTAGTTCTAGCGGTTGCTTGTGCGTAGACTCTAACAATCTAGGAGTGTTGGCGTCCAGGGGAGGGAATCGGATGTTGGACCCGCTGTAATTGTAGGAAGGTCTAATAAACGGTATGTTTCACTCCCTAGAATAGGATTTTGTAATATCCATTTAATTTTTAATAATTTATTTAGATAAAGTATATGAACACTCCCCCTGAAGCAAAAGGCAAATTAGACGCAGCAAGACAAAATTTGCTATTAGCAATACAACAATTAGGAGAAGCAAAAGCAGCAGGAGCAGAAGCAGCAGGAACAGGAGCAGAAGCAGAAGCAGCAGGAACAGGAGAAATTGAAAATTTGATTACACGCATTCAAGATATTACTACAAAGATTGATGCACTTAAACCCCCTACCGCGGGTGGTTCTCGCAAACGCAAATCCAGACGCAAATCCAAACGCAAATCTAGACGAAGATAAATTCATAAATACATGGACGAATAACTAGCCTTTTCCAGCGTCGGAAACCACACGTCTATTTTGGTACACGTCATCACAAAAGGAATAGTGAACCCTGTATCCAGAATACGTTCCAGGTTCAATTTACTGTATATGGTTTCCAAACTTCGCTTTAAGTTACGCACTCCGGATTCCTGTTCGGTTTTTTCAATGAGATATTCAATGACCTCCTCTGTCCATTGAATATCTTTCATACAATAGTCTTTTTCTATTTCCACAATTAAATAGTCTCGTGCAATAATGGTTTTCTCATGTTTGTCGTACCCAGGTACTTCTATCGTAAACATACGGTCCCGTAAAATAGGATTGACCAAGGATTCGTCGTTGTAACTAAAGACAAACAAACATTTACTCAGGTCAAAATCCAACTCGGAAAAATACTTGTCATGAAATTGGGCATTTTGGGTAGTGTCAATGAGATGGGTCAAAATACCGATGACTTCGCTTCCTTTTTCACTTAGACTCACTTTGTCCAGCTCGTCAAAAAAAATCACTGGATTGCTTGCCTTGGATTGAATCAAAATGTCTACGATTTTCCCGTACGTGCTTCCCTCGTACGTATACGAGTGACCTTCCAAGAAGCTTCCGTCGGCAGCACCGCCTAACGTGATGAATGCAAAGGGACGGTTGAGTATTTTACTGATACCGTGCTTGATGAGGGTGGTTTTTCCGGTACCCATCGGACCCTTCAAGGCAATCGCCGTACCCATGGACCCAGGATTGACCACCCATTTGCCTATCAATTGTAGAAATTGTTGCTTTGCGTCTCTCATCCCATAGGTACATTGGTCTAGAACGGTTTCACACTCTTTCATAAAGACATGACATTGGTCTTTCTGATTAAAGGTAACGGACAGTGGAATGTCTTTCTGAAAAGGTATACGTAAAAAAGAATCTACCCATTGGTGTAGTTTCCCGGTTTGGTCTTTTTCTAAAGCCAAAATCTTTTTATAAGCAATCATTTTGAATTTCATAGGAATATCGGATTCAAGAAGTTGAAACATGAGAGGCACCAGGGAAGAGGTCATGGTATGTAAAAACGATAATTCTCCTAACAATTTCACTTGGTCTATCTTGGTTTTTTTGGATAGATAACGTATATCCTCTTCACGGGTATAGTCACCATAGGTCAATTGTCTATATTTGAGGACAGAGTCTGCCTCCTTACGTTTTGGCATATAATAAAGGTCAATAGAAAAATTGAATGAATTTAAAAAAATATGTATTATAATAAAGAGATGACTACCTATGCTAAAAAACCATCTAAGATCATCGGTATTCAATTCAGTCTTCTCAGCCCAGAAGAGATTGAGCGAAACTCGGTGGCGGAAATTACCAACAAAGAAACCTACAATGGAATGAAACCCAAAATAGGTGGATTGTTTGACCCAAGAATGGGTGTTTTGGACCCAGGTATTGTATGTCCTACAGACGGTGAAAATTATATCAATTGCCCTGGATATTTTGGACATATTAAATTAGCTAGACCTCTCTTTTACATTCAATACATTGAAGAAATTACAAAGATTTTGCGATGTGTTTGTATCAAATGCAGTCGCCTTCTGATTGATAAGAAAGATAATGTGAATCTCCTCTCTTACAAACCGACCGATAGATGGCAAAATGTATTTGCTTTGGCGAGCAAAGTCAAGCGTTGCGGAGATTCAAGCTTGGATGGTTGCGAATGCTTACAACCTACCAAGATTCGAAAAGAAGGATTTGCGACGATTATTG